TCTGTCTTGTGGCTTAGGGTCTCTGATGATCCATTCCCAGTTTAGCCATACCAACTCTTTGTCAGCAGGAACATCTGTCGGAGGCTCTGGAGCCGGTTGCCAGCCTTCAGTGCCATCAGTTTCAGTGTTTGGGATAGACCCATTTTTTGTCCAGTATTGCATGGTCTAGTCCTATAACGTGGGAAACGCTGCTGTTGGTGCAGTGAAGTTGGATGTGTAGCGAGCGTAGCCTTTGGTGATGCGAAGGTCTTGGATGTAGCCGTTCCAAAGGAAAGAAGTGTTGTAATAACCACCAACACAAATATATTGACCTGTTAAGTCGGTGGTTACTGTTGTTGGCCCTCCAACCAAAGTACCGTTTATAAACAAACGAACACTACCGGATGATCTCGTTGCGGCAATGTGATACCAAGTATTTATCGCAATATATGTTGATCCTGAAGATACATCTGTACCACCAACATTAAAATTTAATCTATAAGGAGATGCACCAAGTGCAAAATGTATTCCCGTTGTGTAACTTGTTTTAAGACCACCAACAGTATCGGAAATTTGAAGAAACCCACGTTCTCCGGCTACTGTGTTTGCATATATCCAACCCTCAATTGTGAAATCACCGGTTCCAAGCGATATTAAAGGATTGTTTGCGTTGTTATTAGTAAGTCTGTCATCCGTCCCATCAAACGACATGCTCGTGCTACCAAACTTAGCTGTAGTGTTGCTTATCTGTGCATTCCCCACCGTCTCCAAGTCATTCTTAGACGTAGCATCGTAGATACCAGCGTTGGTGAAGTTGAGTAGTAGGGATGTGTTGGTGATGGCAGTGAGTGGTGCGGTTGGTGGGGTGAAGGCTGCGGTGTAGACAGCAGTGCCTTTTACAATTCTTGAATCTGTTATATACCCACTAAAATTTTCTGTTCCGGTATAAGAAGATCCAATTTTCCACCCACCTGTTCTTGTATCTATAGTTCCTGAAAAAGTTGCTGAGCCTACTTGACTCCCATTTACAAACGCTCTTATAGTTGAGCCAGAACGTGTAGCAGCGATGTGATACCACTGATTCACAACAAGAGTTCCCATTGAAATCGCAAAATTTTGTGTGCCAGCACTTTGAAACGAATACGCTGTTAAAGCCCCACTTGCCATATAAAACGCAAACTCATAATTAGAATCTGACTGAGATATTATTCGTTGATTTCCTGTTGTTGATGTAACATATACCCAACACTCTATAGTCCAATCTGCATTACTTAGTTGTAAAGAAGTGCTGTTTGCAACACTCAAATAATCCCCACTACCATCAAAATACCCACTCCCACCATTAGTCGCAGCAGACCACGATGCAGTGGGGTTGAATGGGGAGAAGGCGACTACGGTTGGTGAACCTGTGACAGTTAGGGTTATAGGCGATGAACTATTATCTATAAACCTATTAGACTGCGCCGTTAGAAGAGCAGTGTTTGCATCGTTTGTATACGCAGTTGTTGGCGTTGCAATAGTCCTTGCAACCGTTGAAACTCGTAAGTTTGAGATATAACCGTTAATGTATAAAGAGCTTGCGTTTGTTGAAGCTCTTCCTATCAACGAAGTTGTGTTTTGCCCAGCGGCTTGTATACCGTACCAAGTACCAGAACCAACAGATGTGCCATTAACATACAGTGTTGCAGTTCCTCCGGTTACCGTTACTGCAACATATGTCCATGTGGTAAGCGGTATAATTGAAGAACCTGTGATGCTTCTTACGGTTCCATCATAATGATAAAAAGTTAAATTTCCAGAACCGTTGACTCCAAGATTTAAGTAAACATCGCCTTTACCGATAATACAAGGGTTGTGATAAACATTAGCGGTAGTTTGATAGGAGTTTAGATATATAAAGGCCTCAATCGTAAACGTAGTCGTAGAGGCGTTACCAGTTGTGTAGTTAAATAGAGTCGTGCCTGCGCTCAAATAACTATTACCATTAAAGTAATTCCCCCACCCAGTCTGACTGAACGGTGAGAACGTGCCCTGTGTCGTGTTGCCGTTGCGGGTGATTGGGAAGCCAACGCCACCGTTAGCGGTTCCAGAGTCTAAGAACGTATTGTTCTGTGCGCCGTTGGTTCCAGAGCCAGGAAGCAATAGCGTGGTGTATTCAAAGTAAGGGTCTGCTGTGACTCCACCTGAAAAGATGGAGGCAATCATTGCTGTTAAGTTACCCGCCATATCAAGTCACTCCCGGCCCAGTAACCCACCAAGTATCTGTAGCGACTTTGATAAGTGAAGCCATACCTTTAGTGGCTACAGTACGGTTACCAGTAGCACCGTTAGCTAGTTGAAACGTCACGCCAGCACCAGAGATTGTTAATGCTCCAGAATTGTTATTAAGCACTAAGATCGTAGTTCCTGTAGGAAAGGCTACAGTTGCATTGGTTGGAACCGTGAGGGTCGCTGTACTGCCACCAGTGAAGTAAACATGGTCGCCTGCATCAGTCAGCGCAAGCGTATAGGTAGAGCCTGATTGACTGTTTTGTGGGGAATTTAAGTAACCAACTTGATTTGTACCATCAGGACCGGTTAACGTGTTATTACTAGCGGATATGGTCTTGTTAGTGAGTGTCTGTGCGGTGTTCAGCGTCACTTCACCATCGGTGCCCTTTAACGCCAGCACAGACCAATAGGTTGCGTTGGTCGGTAAATTGCCGGTCGAGTTAAGTATGCAGATATAAGATGAGTTGTTGTAAGAAACAGCGTCGTTCACTACATAAGCAGTACCCGCGCTGTACGCACCAAGCCATTTCATACTTGCAGCATACCCAAGGCTGTTCCAAGCCGTGGAGCCATTGCCAACCTTAAATCGCCCAGTGTCCGTTTCAGCGCCGATTTCACCTGCCATCAAAGTAGGGTTAGCAGATGTCCACTGAGCAGCAGTGCCATTACGGGTTTGAATTTGAACGGCCATTAGGGTGATCCTCCGTTGATAGCCTGTGCGCCGCCATAATTAGTTGAAGGGACGCCGCCATCTAGGTTTGGCGAATTGGCTAATGCTGCTTCAGCAGGAAGGGTTACAAAGACACTTTTTGTTCCTGCACCAAAGTTGACTAGGTTTCCGGAATTACTAGAAGACAGCACCGTGCTTCTTGATAAGGTCGTGCCGCTGGATGTATAGGTTCCAATCCCAACTTCCCAATCAGAACCTGATTGAGCGGCTATGGTGTAATAGGTACTGTTTCCGTTTCCTACCGCAGCAAAGGATTGAAACCCTGTGACCGCACCGGCAAGGGTTATCGTCCCCGTACCAGTGGTTGTCGTGGTTTCTTGAACCCGATCAGCAAGGACGAAAGCCACTGGCTACTCCTTCGCATTTAAGCAATGCGAATGATGGCGGTCGCCGCAGCAGGCGATGGAAATTGAATCTGAAAATCGCCTGAGCTAACCGATTGATCACCGCCAAAACTCAGGATCGCACAGGCCGGATTCCCAGATGCCGTATCATTATAGATGATGCCCCCGCAGGTCGTAAAAGTTGCGCCAGACCACGTGGTGTTGTCAAAGTCGCAGACTGCCGTTGTACCATCGGCCACGGGTGTCACCGAAGTTAGTGTGTTGCCTCCAGTGGTGTAACCACTACCGTTGGGCACTTCATCTGAGTTACTGACCAACGTGTCATAGCTCGTGGTCGCAGCACCATAAGTACCGGATCCCGCAGCCGTGGCCTTCATCAAGGCAAGCTTAAACGTGTTGCCGGTGGAGGCTGTGAAGTTATGGACCGCCTTGAGGATCTCAACCTTAAACGAGGTCGGCATCGCTGTGGTTACTGAAATAGGCATATTAATTCTCCAAAAGCTTAATTAACTCAGGATGCCCTGCATCCCGAAAACGGTTCATGAGCGTGGTGTTATGCGATGCCACAGCCTGACGCATGTAACGAACCAGGACACCACGAATCTGGTCCTTGAAAGCCTCTGCTTGATCGCGAATGACAGGATGCGAGTTTGCTCCCACATAGACGATCTTCTCAAGCGCCATCTCAGCAACCTCTTCAGGTGTAAAACCACGCCCAGAGACGTGAGTTACCTTAAACTCACCGAGTAACGCACCGCCAACAGATCCAATCATGGCCCAGGTGACTCCGATTTAATAGGTAAACGAATCATGCCATCTCTGTACTCATCACGTCTACGGCGACCCTGCTGCTCGATTCCAAGACCCTGAATAGCCTGCTGATAACTCTGAGTAAAATAACTCAACATCTCAGGCGGCCCCTTGGTATAGCTGTAAGCCTGAATCAAACAGGCGTACAACAAGGCTTCCGGCGCGTTTAAGCTAATCCAAGTTGTCGTGTTGGTGCTTGAAAGCTGCGCAGGACGGTAAATATAGCCAAGTTCTACTGTATAGCCTGAATTGGGTGTTGGGGCTACATAAAACGTGTTTTGATCCCACACCGAGTAGTACTTCGGCACACCTGTATCGCTGCCATCGGGCCAATACTCCTTCATGAAGGAGGTGTCCCTAAAATCTAAAAAGACTTGGTCGCCGCTGACGGTAATCATCATGTAGCGATGAGTCAGGATGTCCGACGGCGCAGTCAAAAACTTATTGCCTGAAGTCATCGATGCTGTGGATTCTTTCTTGAAGTAATCCAAATCAATGTCTCGCAGTATGCGATTCTCGGCCATCGTGATGAACGTATTGATCACCGAGGCTGTGAACACATTGCTGTTCACCTCGGTGTAGTTCCTGATGTTAGTAACGAGTTCGTCGTAAGTCATGATCAAGTAATCACAATGGTGACGTTGCCAACAAACCCGTATCCAGTGACAAAAGTCTGGGGCGGGTACGGCTGCATGTCTGTGCGATTAACCGTGCTAAACCCAGAACCAATGCTTTGGAACGGCGCGCTAAAGCCTGGAGTTCCAAGGTAGATTGTAACCGGCTCAACACGATCAACGCGAGGGTCTTTAAGTGCGATCGCGTCTCCACGGAACTTAAGCGGGTAGAGCTGGGGCTCTTTGGGTTCATAGTCGTCAGGGCAAACCATGAACCCGCGCCAGTTCTTGCGCAAGGTGTTGTAGGAGTACCGCTGACCGCAGTAATCACACAGGCCAAAAGAGAATTTGCCTGTCGCGAATGCCATGACCTACTGCCCGAAATCAGGGATAAAGAGAGCACTTGCCGTATCTCGGTCTTCCGCAGCCGCGCGCGCGAAGTCTTCTTCGTAAATCTGCTTAAGCATGCTCACACGTTCTGGCGCGTACTTAAGTGCGATTTGATAAGCAAGGCCCGAGGCCAAGCAAGGCAAGAAACGAAAGTTAACATCTGCCGTATTCGTGTAAACCCCTGCATCCTGGATGCGACGGATACGGTAATACACCAGCGTGTAGGCTTTGTCTGGCGATGGGTACAAGAAGACTTTAAACGTGTTGGCCCGCTGCACGTAGAGCTGCGCAGGTTGAGCCTGTACAGTCTTATCGGGCAGATCCAGGTACTCCTCCCGACTGATCCTGTCAAGACTGATGTCTTGCTGAGGGCTTACCCCAACCAAACGAATGACCGCCGACAACACGTTGACGGTATCGGCACCTAGCGTAATCTCATAGCTGCCCTGCGTCAGGTTGTAAGTCTGTTGCTCAACGGTCCAAAGGTTCAGGCCTCGGTTAGCCCAGTCAAGAAACAACAAATTCATTGACCGACGCGCTGACGACAGCTGATAGCCCGCCGTGGGACGCATGCCGCAGCGTTCAAAAGACTCTTCGATTAAGTCATCAATCGAGAGATTAAAGTCGGTCGTTCCTGAAGTTGCCATTTACGCGCAGCTAGAGCCGCCCATTTTCATTTTCTTGACGCCCTTCATGGCCATGCGCTTGTGCTGATTGACCAGCCCACCATTAGCCATCAATACGGGACCTGTTTTCTCACTGGTTTTACTCAGCATCTTGTTGCGCGGACCTGAAGTAACCGCACCGCCGCCGCGCGTTGCCGCGCCCATGCCACGTCCAGCCATGATTATTTCCCCTTCTTCTTAGCCATGCCGCCCTTCTTCATGCCGTGCTTGGCTCCAGGCATCATGGAGCCATCAGGCATCTTGTGCATGGCACGACCCTTGGCGTCGCTTGTCTTACGTTTCATCGCACGGCCCATTTTATCGGCCATGCCACCTTTTTCATAACCCTTCATCATGATTAAACCCCTCTAAGAACTACCGAAACGCTGCGGTTTTAGCGGCAATTTTTGCCGGTTGCTTAACAAACTGCTTTCCCTTGGCCTTACCCGCGCGCTTTGCTCGGGTCGTTGCTGCATATTCTGCCGGAGTCAAAGCTTTGATTGCCGCTTCAGGAAGGTAGCGCTCGCCCGTTTTACTTGAGGGCTTGCCACTCTTGGTGCGCCACTTCTGGTCGCCCCAATCCTTCAATGACTGCTGAGGCGCTTTCAATCTTTGTAGCCTCCACCAGCTTGCTTGTACTTTTTGGCTACTAACTGAGCCTTCCTCGCGGACCATTTTCCAGCCCCAGTCCCATGCGTGGCGGCAGCTTTGACCTGGGCAACAATCTTCTTCCGAAGCCCAGGTTTGGTGTAGTTTCCTGCTGCATTGACCCCGGACTTAGTGGCCATCTTCACTATCCCCTTTTCGCGAGGGCATCAATTTTTGACTCAAGTCTTTCAAAGCCTGTGTCAAATCGTTCCATAATCTTTTCAAGGTCCGCACGAACCTCTGCACGAGTAATGTGATCACGGGCAATTTCCTCCCGAGTTCTGTTGAGCAGAATCTGAATGCGCTTCTGCTCGTCGTGATTCATCTTAATCATAAACATGACCAAAGCAACGAAAAACGACGTTACTAAATTCCAAACAATGACTCCGGTATCCATTTAACACTTCCATCTGCGTCGAGCCTGCCGTATACGGCTGTTTGGGTCTTTGGCTGCTTCAGGAAACTGCTTCATCTGGCCCGCTGAACGAGCACAAAATGACTTCCTTCGCGCAGCATCCTTGGGGCCCGGGTTGTCCGAGGTTACCGCTGTTTTGAGCTTGCTCCCAGGGTTGGCACGACGATAGGCCTCAACACCCTTTTGCGTCATGCCTGCGCCTTGCTTGGTCGGTCGGAAGTTACCGCTCTTGACCGACGTTGCAATGCCCATGCCCTTGGACTTGGCCATTACTGCGCTGCTCCACCATAAAAGAGCAGTGTTACGCTGGTGACATTGACATCGTTGACGTCAATAAACACGCCCTCATCAAACAGAATGCCCATGTCCGGGATGATGAGGTCGCTGGCCCCTGCCGAAGCAGGCGTGTTGATGGTCATTAACGCGGTTCCAGCCGAGGTACTGCCGTTTTTCAATGCAAACGACGATGCTGTGGCCGTATTGGTGAAGTACACACCAATTACCCGCGTGCGCCCAGCAATCGCGTGGGCATCGGCAGTCTTGGTGACTGCCTGGATATTACTGGCGCTCATAAAAGCCCCTTATTAAACGAGGTCGCGAGCTTGTATGTAAAGCACTGTTACTGTAGCCGCTCCCGCAGTGCCGTTACCGTTTTGAGCGGTGAAGTCTGCAAGCACCTGAATGTCAGAAGTTCCAACATCTGTAGCAACGCTGTTAGTCAATGTGCCCCGCGTGGTAGCAGCCGATTTAACCGATGTGGCAGGTAAAAATGCGGTTGCAGTGCCTGAAGTACCTACAGAAACAGTCGCGGTACCCGTATCGTCGTTGGCGGTTGTTACGTTAAGAATAACGTCAACAATCTGCGAACCTGCTGGAACCGTTGCTATGACTTGGTCATTGGCGGATGCTCCAATAATGTCAATCACGGCGGACTGAGCCATTAAAACGAAACCGACGTTAGCAACATTAGTTCCTACCGTGGTGCCGGTAGTATCTGCAATGGGACCTGCTTTGATGGGGCCCGAAAAACGTGTCTGTGCCATGTAATCCTCACATGCGATATCGGCGCATCAGTCTGCATGTCGTCAGCCGGGACTGTCTGATGTGCCGGAGCTAACCCCGGAATACAAGCACTATAGCTGATAAAAACCAAAATAAAAAGGGGCCCGAAGGCCCCTTCTTTGCACAAGCCTAAATTAGGCTGCGCCGGGAGATCCGAAGAGACCACGCGGATCGCTGAACCCGAAGGAATAGCGCTCGCGAGCCTTGTAACGGACGTTACCGGTATCGAAGTCGCCTTCAAAACCAGTACGCATAGCTACACGTTCAAACATCTTCATACCGTTAGGTGCATCCGTCTTAATGAAGTATGCATCTGGGTCGGTCAGGAAGTGGTTGACCACGTAACCCTGCGGAATCATGCCCATGTTTTTGATGGCATTGATGTCGTTGTCTGCCGTTCCAACACGCAGCGTGGACTTCATGATGCGATCAGCCGTGAACATGAGTTCTTTCGGGATGATCAACTTCAAACCCTGAACAGCAATCTTCAGGCCACGTTCGTCGGTGAACGCTGCGATGTCGATCAAGGACTGCTCAAGCGAAGTTTCCGAAAGGTCAGCAGGGGTAGCCAGCTCGTTAGCCAGATCAGGACCACCAAGGGTCGGGTGATCAAGCGCGCACAAGGGCTTGCCGTCGCCACCGAGTGAGGTGGTGAAAGCACCGTTGAGCACCGCAGCAGCTTTGATCTGCTTGGTTTGTGCCATGGAACGAGCCAAAGCCTTGGTATAACGCGCTGCCAGACGGTCGTAGAGGTTGTCCTCAACGGCTTCTTCAGTCAGCGAGAATGCCAAAGCAATGGTTTCATGGGTGTAGCGAGCGGTGTAAACCTCTTGCGCGTTGTCGTATGCGACACCAGCGCCTTCAGTCTTGACCGGAGCCTCACCAAACCCGGATTCCATGACTTCCTCTTCAAACGCACGATCGGAAGACTCGACAGAGTAAATCTGCAAGTGTTCGTTCTCGTAGTTCTTATACTCCAGGCCAAAAAGGGCATTGAGTCCAGGCTCAAGCTCTTTAACCAGTTGGGCACGTGAAATTGCCATGATTAAGCTCCTTGTCCAGCAACACCAGCACTGCCGTACAGGTGCTCATTGATCTTCACAACAACCACGGCATTGGTCCCAAAGGTGTTGCCTGGGACATCCCATAGACCAACAATCTTAAGGTTTAACGCTGCGGTTTTTGCAATCGTCGAAGAGTCGAGTTCCATGCTGGAAACACCTGTGGTGGTGCTGCCGCCGGTGCCTACGATGTCGGCGTTTTTACCGATATCAGTCTGCGCAACAGACTCATCAACCTGGATGATAAACAGTTGACTGGGGTCATCAATCACGTCTGCCGTGATCTTGCCCTGGGTAATATTCACCGAACCGGGATAGAAGTTTTTCCAGGTCGGCTTGCCTGTGGTGGGATCAATGTAATTGCATCCGTTAAACACGCCTACCGCTGCGGTATGCGTTGCTGGAGCAAATTTCACCAGATACCCATCATAAACGGTGACTAGGTCACCCTGATAAATAGCGCCTGATTGGTTATCTGCGATTTCATAGCCATACTGCTTTTGAGCACCAGTGGCCGACAGATTACCAAGCGGACGCAAACCAAAGGGCTTATCTACGTTAGCCATTTGTCGTTCCTTTTAAAAAGTTAAGTTTCAGCCGAAGGTCGGCTGCCAAACGTCGTACGAGAGCGGCGTTCAGGAGCGTTGATGCGCATTGAATCATGCGCGTTAGACTTCAACAGCTCGTTGTCAATCGCTCTTTGTTGATCGCGTGCTCGGTTCAGGTAATACGCGTTGCGTTCCTGAGCGGTTTCCTCGGGGATACGGGCAAGGACTAAAGCGCCTACGCCAATCACACCTGCATGTCTTCCATCTTCAATCGATGCGGACGTGAAATCAGGATGCTCGTCAGCCCGCACGAGTTCATAGCCCTCGCGCAGCTTTGCTGTGACATTCATCCGATCATCAAATCCCATCGTCTCACGACGAATCCAGCGATGCTTATATCCATCCGGTGCCGGGGGAGCGTCTAACTTGGAAGGAGGTGCCCAGGGCTTGCGGCGCGCAGTTTTCTCACGAGATACAGCTGCTCGTGCTTCACGGCGTAGTTTCGGCAATGCGGTTGCAGAAACGTCTTGTGTTTGCTCATCCATGGTTTATTCCTTCACGTACTTTGCGTATTCCTCTAACGGAACACCTAGTTTCTTGGCAATTGCGACCTGACTCGGGGTCAGTTTCACAGTGCGGCGTGCGCTTTGGTTCACACCCGAAGAGCGTGATGCAGGGGCAACCGTTTGCACGGGACGGTTGGCTGAACGGTTCATACTATCAGAACGAAACTTATGTGGGAAGGCGTCTTTGATGCGACGATCCAACTCTTCGTAGTAATCGTCGCCTCGCGGATCGAATCCTTCCTGCGATACAAGCTGAATGTGGATGCCTCGGACCGCTGCTGTCATCGCAACGTCCTTGCCAAACCACTCATTCTTCTCGGCCCATTCTTCCGCACGCGGATCGGGCTGGGGCTGTTGCGGGCGAGCGGCTTGTTGTTGCTGGTAAGTTTGCTGCTGTTGAACCTGTGCAGCACGCTGCTGTTCATACGCCTCACGCTGTGCAGCCTCTTCTTGCAAGCGACGCTGATCCACAAGAATTGCAGTTAAGCGCTCATGGGCTTCCGTTTCGGTGTCAATGTCACCTTCCTCACGGGCCTTTTTCATGATCTGCTTAAGCGCCAGGACCTGCGTTTCGATGCGTCCCTTAGCCTCGCCCATACGCTGCGTGTCCGCGTGCGCGTAACGCTGCTCGGCATCCTTGATGCGGGCCTGCATCTCTTGAGCCACGCGAATCGCCTCTTGCTCACGGCGCTCAGTCTCACGCAGACGTGCGGTTAGCTTATCAATGCGCTTTTGGACCTTGTCGCCATACTGATCAAGATCTTCGCTCGTAGTTTGATGCTGCTTGGGCGTTTCAACCGTAGGAGGTTGCGGCTTTTCAAGCTGCTCTGCGGTGCCGTCTTCGTTAATCGCGACGGTTGCAGGCTCCTCGTTCTCGCCTAAATTAAATTCCAGTTGTTCATTGGCCATGGGATGTTCCTTACATGTGGACGATATCTTGCGGGTTATTGATCACGCCGAGCACTTCGTCATCGTTAATGAAACGAATCTCGCCACCATCAATCGGGATGCGGGCACCGGCATAACGACCAAAGATGATCCAATCACCCTCCTTGCACCACGCCCCGTCAGGGAACTTCTCCTGATCGTAGTAGGCCAGAGGGCCGAGCTTAAGCACGTAGCCAACGGTGGTAGCCACCTGAGTGCGCTTTTGGGTTTCTTCGGACAAGGCAATACCGCCCTTGGTCTTTTGTGCGCCGCGATACGGCAGGATGGCGATACGCCAACCCGTAGGCTTGGGCAATCGATCAAGGACCGTGCCTTCGATCAACTGTGGATCAAAGTTACCTTCCTTGTCGTAAGCATCGTCCAACGCGGGCTTGCGCTGGGCTTCTTGCTCTTGCCACTTCTGTTCAAGTGCCGTCAATGCCATCAGAGATTCTCCTCTCGCTCGTTTAAAAGATCTTTGACCGTGACCTCAACAAGCTTGAGTGCCTCTAAGCGACCCATCAGAAAACGATATCGTTCCATATCTGGAACCGATCCGTTAAGCACGAGTCCTTCCGTGCTTTCACGTAGTGTTCTAATTTCTCTCAGTATGCGTTCGATTAAATCAAGCATGGTCACAGCCCATGAAAAAGCAGGTGGTTTGGCCCCCACCAGAAGGGCTTGGAATTAGCAAATGCGGGTTTGCTTTGTCCGCATCACTTTGCCTTGGCCACGGCTAGTCACAAGACCACCCTTTTTGTAGCCTGCCTCTTGATAAGCCTCGTATTCACGGGCCTTCTCGGGCACTTCTTCCATCATCTTGCGCCCTTCCTTAATCTCGTCGCGAGCAGACTTTGCTGCGGTGGTAGAGATCTTAGACAAAAGGTCACTTTCGCCTTCGATGCCTTTACGCGTCATTTCACGCGCTTTTTCCATCTTGGCTTTTTCGCTTGCGGTGGGCTTGCGATACGTCATAGGCATGATTAATACTCCTAGTAAATTTTCACAGGACGATTGCCGTCCTTTTTCTTGACCGTCATAAACGGACCCTGCACACCAGCAGGCGTGCTGCCCGCTTTGTACTTCCTGGGCTTGCCTGCCGTAGCGTAGGCAATGGCAGCAGCCTGCTTGATGGCAGCGCCCCTGTTCTTGGGCTTGCTGGTGCCGATCGACCCCGTTTCCTTGTACTTCTTGATCATCTCGCCAATATTGCCCGAGATGACCTTCCGGCTTTTGCCTTGTTTAAGCGGCATTGCGATTCCTCCGTTGGTTAATCGCCTGCACCTGCTGTGCGCGACGAGCATTTTGATCCATCATAGCCGCGCGCTCACGCGCAACCGTAGCACGCTCGGCGGCAATGCGTTCTTGCGATTGAATGCGAGCCTGATTAGCCTGCTGATTAGCTTGCGTGCGCTGCTGCTCAACCAACAGACGCTGCCTGTCAATCTGCTGCTGGACCTGATCATCTTGCGCACGGATCTGGAGCTCTTTTTCCTTAAGCAAGACTAACGGATCAGGGCCCTGGCCTTGATTGCCCATGAGTTGATTCTGTAAATTGCGAATCTCTTGCATGAAGGCAGCAACTTTAAGCGCGACCATCGCTTCACGCTGTAATTCGGACACCATGCGGTCGGGATCTTTGCCATAGGCCATGAATAACTCGGCTTCTGTGGCCTCTTCAGCCTTCAAGCGCACGTGATCCAGGATGTGCTTTTGCAGCGTCACGGCAGCCATGGGCTGCGCCTGCAACATGGGCGATAGTCCCATCATCAAGTGCGAAGCAATGTGCGCATCGTGCTGCTGACCTGCAAATGCCTTCAATTCCATGCCGTCTAACACGTCACCGTTCTCGCTTGCCGGGTCCTTGGGCATTTGTGTGCGCTGCGGCTTCAAAATGCTGTCAATATCGCGCACATTCATCGCGGTATAAACGCGATAGTAAGCCTCATAGAGATTATGCATCTGCGGTGCGGTCTGCGCCATCTGCAATTGCATCTGGGCAAGCGTTAAACGCTGTGCTGACGAGAAAATATTGGGATCTGAGACCGGCTGAACGGCAACAAGGTTGTTGAAGTCTGCTTTTTTGATCTTTCTCGACGCTCCTGGCACGTCATAGGGGTACTCATCTGGCAAATACATGCCAAATCCCTCAGCCAAGAGCTGAAACTCCTCTTTTAACGCGTAGTGCAGCCGCTTGTGAATGGCCGACATGACCTGCGTGCCGCGTTCAAGCAGTGCAAGCGTCGTTCCGACCTGCGCCATCTGATTGCCCTCGCCCACTTGCATGTCGGCGATGCTGGCAAGACGTCTTCCGGCGTCTACACAAAACCCAAGTAAGGCAAAAAGCGTCTGCGAAGGCTCTTTGTAGGGCAAAGGCAGCATGTTTTGCTGCAATTCCGCGCCACCTACGTCAATATCCCGCCATTCTCCAGGCTGAATCGGGTTGTCTTGGTCCGCGATCCGTGCGCCTTTGGCCTTGAAGCCTGCTGGAAGGTTCGATAAGGTGCCTGCATCGAGCAATTGACGCAGTGCAGCAGTGGCAGTTTTTGATAAACCACCCACCAAATGCACAAAACCCAAGCCATACGACCCAAGGCCCTCGATTAAGACGTAGTGAACGAAGTAATTGCGCCTGTTTTTGCGCTCATCGTCCTCTTTCCAGTTGCGTTTAACCCCGATAACGCGCTTGGAAGCCTCATCAATCGTGATTACATAGGGCAATTTGATGCCTGTGGGCTCGCCTTTCTCATCCGTATCCTCAAATCCCGGCAAATCGTAGTCCACCTGGAACTCAAGCAAGAAGATTTCTTCTGGCGCACCGGTTTCCACCACGCCTGTTTGCTTATCCACCTGATAACGGATCTGACTTGCGTCTGATGGATAGAGCTCACCTTCAACCACCACATCCAAATACTCGCCTGCGACCACGCGCTTGCGGTATTCGTTGGAATCCATCGCAATACGATGCGTGATCCGTGGGCATTGGCTCATGACGCTTGATCCGTAGTACGGGATAAACACATCGTCTGCCAGCACAAGCTTCGACACCATCCGATCTAACTGGGCATCGAAGTAAACCTTCTTGAACACCGAGCCGCCATAGCCCAGATAAAACATCGCCTGATCAAACTCAGGCGTGTACTCCTTCATGACGGTCGTGATCTGGTAGTTCATAAAGTCCTGCACGCGTCCTGCCTGCTGGAACTTGTCTAACGTCTCTTTGCCCAGGATCTCCGTGCGCACGGGGCCGTTGGCTGGCATAAGCTCCTTGGTGGCTTGTGCCTGGAACTGGACCACCGCTTCCATGAGCAGTGGGTGTGTTGCCGCTGCCGCGCCTCTGAATGGCTTGGTGCGCTCCTCAAACCTCATGCCCAAGAGCTCAAGGCCCTTGGCATAGGTCTGCTCCCAGTCCGAGCGGCTCGATTTATCGGCCTCGAAGAAAGCAGAAAGATCAATGGCGATAGCCGATAACACGTCATCGTCTAAGACTTCAGCCAGATTGGCGTAGAAGTCAACATCGTTGCCTTCGTCTTCCCCGATCTCGATCGTCGCGCCACCATCCTCATCAAGGACGATTTCAATATCAGGCGCATCACCCGACTCGATCTCGATCGAGGTCTGCGGGGCTTCGTAGAGGGCTTTGTCGATGGGCATGTCTAGGCCTTAACGTGTTTGGCGATTTGCCTCAAGGGCATCTCTATATTGAATCAGCATGGGAGTCAAGTACGGATCTCTTTCCTTAATCGCATCCGGTTTAACAACCTGAGTCAAAAGCTCATAAACCTCCGCATCGTAATCGACGGGAGCTGTGTTACCTGTCTTTGCGCCATTGCCCTTGATCTGCTCAACCACTCGATAGGGATTGGTTTCGTCTCCATAATCAATAACCTGAACAGTTGTCACAGGACGATTGCGATTGTCACGCAAACTGTAGATCTGATGTTTGCCCGCTAAAAATCCCTGGGTATGACCTTGGCCGTAGCCTACACCACCCAAAGCATAGCCCCCTACCGAATGGCCCACATAAGCTCCTTCAGGTATGGTTGCGTTGATGTCTTCAAGACGCTTCCATGCAAAGCCTGGATAGCGCTGGTCTTCGCCAAACTGAAGCAAGGGTTCACTAACGCCTTTAGAGAAAACTTTATCCGGTGCTTTACCTGATTTCACCAACTCTTGAAGCC